GATGCCCATGTGTCACGCTTCCAATCCTCGCGGTTATGCTCCCGTGGCGCTTTAACATTTTTAAACCGGTAGTTTCCGGTCGTCGCATAGCATCCGCTACAGGCAGGGACTAGCGTCCCGTCTGGATTCCTAGACGCGGGACAAGTGTCTAACGCCTGCAGTGACCATGATCGACAAGGCATTTTGCTGGCCTTTGATAGCTTCAACATGTGTAACTCTCCTGTGAGTTTTGGTTTAGCAGTAGACCCAGAGTGTACCCTAGGCCTACCACTAACACAACCCTCCTTATAGTCTCAGTAGTTTAGCGGATACCCAGCGTGGGAACCATAGTTTAACGATCACTGGATACCTGATATATGGATGACTCACTTCGCGCCTGAGTATAGACCACAGTCGCGTATCGTGATCGTATTCAGCATAGTACTGTCCGATTATCTTTTGCATGGCCTCAGGCCTCCTCTGCTTTAATAAAGTCTCTGGCAGTTTCCAGTGTAGGTAATTCGATACCGTACGTATCTGCAAGCTCTATAGTGTGTCTGTAACCTTGTTGCATGTAGTACCACGCTCTATCTGTGTTGCGTTGTGATCGCATCTCAGTCCGCATTATGTCGTCAACCATAATAGTGTTGACTAGTGTTGCGATGCTGTTTGCCTCTGCCTTTGTAAGTGCCATGTGTTTTGCCTCTGTTGTGTTGCGTTGTCGATGGGGTAACTATGGACTAATGCGGCCCTAGGTGCAAGCGGTAATATTACACATAATTCCCTGGGACAAACTGTTGACAGCTCAGTGTGTTGTATGCTTGCGTTTAGCCTGAGGCTCCTACACTGGCACACACACTTTGTCAACGTGAATATTACACTTGTAAACGTGTGTCATCCGTGGTAGGCCTTGGGGCCTCGGGCCTAGCACAATGTATAGCCCGTGTCAACCCGTGTAGCCTTGTGAATAATACCGATGTTTGTCCTTGCGCCCCGTGTCTGCCTGTGTTAAGCTGGAGGGTGGGCCTTGTGTTGGGACCGGGGGAGGGGGATTGACATTAGTTATTATTGTTGTACCCACCCAAGTTTACTAGAGGGTGATTTTAGGTAAAACTATGCAAAAATAACATAAGTTATTCTCTAGCTAACCACTTGTTTTACCTTGTGTTTTATCCGGGGGCGGGACTACAGTTAAAAATAGTACAAAAAAGACTTGACTTTTGAGTAAAAGTATGGTACAATAATAGGCAGATACTGAGATGAAAAGTAGTACAGCAGATGTAGGGCTAAGTTAATTACTTAACAGTTCGTATAGATCCCCTCTTCTGTTGCATCTTAGGCAGGGGACTCATGCGAACTAGTGTTTAACATAAGGAAAAGGATAATGTCACAGGATGACACCCTAGCGCAACAGGCTGCTGAACGTAAGGAAGTTAATTTACGTAAGCGTAAGAGAGGCAGACCTAAGAAGTCTGAAGTAAAGGCTAAGACCTCAGGTTCTAGAGGCAAAGTAGGCAGGCCAAAGGGTGATGCTTCTATAATTAACGAGTACAAGGCTAGGATGTTAGCTAGTCCTAAGTCAGAACTAGTGTTACAGACTATCTTTGACGCTGCAACTAACGATGACCACAAGAATCAGGCAGCAGCATGGAAGCTAATAATGGATCGTATACTACCTGTTGGTGCTTTTGAGAAGGATGTAATCAAAGATGCGGGACGAAGTGCAATACAGATTAACATCACTGGGGTCGGAGGTACAACTATTGCTGATGGCTTTGAATCGGGAGAGGAAATTGAAGGAGAGGCAGTGGATGTCACAGAATAAACTAGACGATGTACTGGACGAAACCCTAGAATACGTAATCAGGGTAGGAGATGCCACTAGTCAGTTACTAAACGTGGTTGTATTCTTTGGTGACAACGCTAACGAGTCTGTATCAGGCCGTAGTCACAGGCTCAAAGACAAGTCTAAGGCTTGGAAGTGGCTCAACGCCTCTATCGACTACGTATTTGACGATAATCACTGTGAGAGATCCTACGTAAATGATGTAGCCCGTGCTGAGAGGACCGTTAAAGAAGCCAATCAGTGAAATACTTTACCTACAAAGAGTTTAACTGCCAACATACAGGTGAAAACCACATGGAACCTGAGTTCTTGAGCAAACTCGACTCACTCAGGGAGTACTGTGGTTTTCCTTTTGTTATCACCAGCGGCTACAGAAGCCCTAGCCACCCGTTAGAGGCTATAAAAGAGATACCGGGGACTCACGCGCAAGGCATAGCAGCAGACATAAAGACAACGAACTCTGCTCATCGGTATACGCTAATAAAAGGGGCCTTAGAACACGGCTTTACTGGCATAGGGGTCGCTGGTGACTTTATTCACGTAGATACACGGGGTACAGTTCCCGTGATTTGGGTTTACTAGAGCTTCTAAGGAACGCTAGTCATGTTATACACAAAGCACGTACAGCTAACTGACGCAACAGAGACAACACTGTTTACTGTGCCTACAGGCTTTCATGCAATCATTCACTACATCTTTATTGCTAACCACGCAGGCAGCACAAAGACAGCTTCTTTGCATTTTGCTGAGTCTGGTGGAGGCAACAGAGTAGACATTTATGACGATGAGAGCGTAGGCAGCGGCAACAGGCTGACTCTAGGTAACGGTGGTGGGCCTATGTTTGTTCTCCACCAAGGCGAGGTAGTTAAAGCACAAACAGAAGCTAGTTCAGACATGGAGTTTGCGGTGACGATTGACTTAATTGATATGCCGCCAGCGTTGGTCAACTTTGTATGATTACTATCGTAGGGGCAGATTGGTGTCCCGCCTGTAAGAAAGCAAAGAAGTCAGCAAAAGAAAGCGGATTGGAGTACAACTACGTACACATTCCTCCGGGGCAACCGGGATGGGACATGGTAGAAGCCTTGACAGGTAAACGGTCCATACCCCAGATATTTTACCACTTTGGTGGTTTACAAGAGTTCAACAACGCAGTAGAATCCACTATGAATGTTTCGGAGATCACCTAAATGTTAAGTAAACCTAAGACTTTAGCCCTCGCTGTAGCATCTGCAACTCTAGCCTCTTCTGTGGCTTTAGCAGACCAGACAGTATCCCCTACGGGCCAAGTTCTCTTGTACCCTTTGTATACCACTGAGAACAACGCAAATACGTATATGCACGTAACCAACAACACAGACGATCAGAAGGCGGTGAAGGTCCGGTTCATGGAGGCTCAGAACTCAGCAGTAGTTCTAGAGTTCAACGTGTACCTAGGGCCTCACGATATCTTTCCCGTTGCGCTGGCGTCTAACGATTTTGGTGGGACTTCAGTCATAACAAACGACAGCACCTGTACAGTACCACAGCTAGGGACATCTAACCCACCTTACGACGGTACACAGGAACTTCTGGCGTCTGGGGCTGTACTCAGGTCACAGCCGTTTGTTCCGTACCTGTTTGAGAGCGAGGAGTCTGGAGACATCTCACGGACACTCATGGGTCACCTAGAAGTTATTGAGATGGGAGTCGTGAGCGACACCGTTGACGTAGCCGACTGTGACTCACTGATAGACCTGTGGACTACAGGTACTGGTGCTTGGGCATCTAACACAGCCACTAACGTAACTGGCCCTACCGGAGGTTTGTCAGGATCTTCCTTGTTCATTGTTCCATCCCTAGCTTACTCTATGTCTATGCCTGTAACGGCTATCGACGGGTGGGCTAAGTCTGGGACTAATTACCACAAGAGTCCGGGCAACTTGGCTCCTGACTTAGATGACGGTGTATCCAAGGCAGTAGTAAACGGAGTAACTCTAAACTACACCAGCAAAACAAACGGGTCTGTGTTAGCCATGAGTGCGCTCCTAGCGTCACAGAGCATCAACAACGAAGTTCAGACAGAGGACGTACTCGCTGCTGAAACTGATTGGGTAGTCACGTTTCCAACTAAAAAGTATTTCACTGAGGACACTGCTTCTGCACCGTTCACTGTAGCTTACGATAGCACTAAGGCTGACGGGGGTGCTTGTGAGCCTATGTCTCTAATCAGGCGTGATCGCGAGTCTAACGTCACTTCAGCCACCTCTCAGTTTGTTCCTGACGCACCTAACGGCATAGAGGACACTGTGTGTAGTGCTGTAAACGTACTCTCCTTTAACAGTAAGAGTGCCTTAATCACAGACACTAACAAAGACGTTTCTTACTCGTTCCAAGCTGGGTCAGCTACTCTGAATACTAGTCAGAAGTTACCGAAGGACGATAACAACGTGGAGATTAAGGGATTGCCTATTCTCGGATTCGCTGGTACGCGTATTGTAAACGGGCCAATGAGCTACGGTTACGCTGTAGAGCATAAGTCAATGACGGTGACTAGTAGCTAAGTAGTGACTGATCTTAATGTTCAGTTGTTGCCTTGGCAGCAAGATGTCTACTCTGATTCTACACGATTTAAGGTAGTCGCTGCTGGAAGACGGACAGGGAAGTCCAGACTAGCTGCATGGATGTTAATCATTAACGCCCTACAGACGGATAAGGGGCAAGTTTTTTACGTTGCGCCCACTCAGGGGCAGGCCCGTGACATCATGTGGCAAACCCTGATGGAGCTAGGAAACCCTGTAATCTCAGGTTCACATATTAATAACCTGCAGATCAAGCTGGTCAACGGGGCCACAATTAGTCTCAAGGGAGCCGATAGGCCAGAGACAATGCGTGGTGTTTCCTTGAAGTTTCTTGTGATGGACGAGTACGCAGACATGAAGCCTGACGTATGGGAGCAGATCCTCCGTCCAGCACTGGCTGACCAAAAAGGTTCAGCGATGTTCATAGGTACGCCTATGGGCAGGAACCACTTTTATGAACTGTACAAGTACGCAGAACTAGGGGATGACCCAACGTACAAGGGATGGCACTTTACATCGTATGACAACCCGATACTGGACTCAGAAGAAATCGACATGGCTAAAAAGTCTATGTCATCTTATGCGTTTCGTCAGGAATTTATGGCATCGTTTGAGGCCAGAGGTTCCGAAATGTTTAAGGAAGATTGGGTACACTTTGGAGAAGAGCCAGAGGTAGGTGACTACTACATCGCAGTTGACCTCGCAGGTTTTGAGGAAGTCAACAAGAAACGGACGAAGAATACAAAACTAGATGAAACTGCAATCGCTGTTGTTAAGGTTAGTCCTGATGGTTGGTACGTTGATAACATTATATATGGGCGGTGGAGCCTTGACGAGACTGCCGCCAAGATATTTCAGGCCGTTAGAGATTACAGACCCATTAGCGTTGGTATTGAAAGA